GGCCGCAAGCCTGGGGTATGCAATCTGCACGATCCTCACCATCGGAAAGCGAGACGACGATGAATGACTACACGCAGGAGGCCGTGGAAGCAGCGGCACAGGCACTACTAGATCGCGTGAGGCAAGGCATGGGGAGGCGTCCAATATCGCTTTCCGAAGCGACAGGGAAAGACGAGTTGCTCAGACGATCAGAAGCCGCCCTCGCCGCCGCTGAGCCGTACATGCGCCGGAAATGGACCGAGGAGCTGGTGGAAAGGATCGAGTCAAGCAATCTTGGCGCTCCGCTTCGCATCTATCCAGACGGCACAGCCCGTATAGCCGATGGGCCAGAGATGCGCGCGCTGCTTTGCGAATTCATCTTGGAAGAAGCCAACTCATGACACTCACAATCTGGGAAGCCGTGATAATCGCTTGGGGATTATCGAGCTTCGGTGCGTGCGTCGGCATCGGCGCCCTACTACTCGTACAAGCCACAGACGAGGAGGACTAGATGAGTGAGGCGCGCATATGCCCAATCACCGGCGAACCACGCATGACCAACCTCCAGGCCACGCTCCACACAGTCATCCAGCTTGCTGCGACGATGCCCGATCCACACGCCACGATCCTCGGGATCCGCGCCGCAGACCCTTCGCGTTTGGGGCACGGCGGTGCATCCGACGGGCTCCCCTTCCGTTTGGATACGACGATCGACTACTGGGACACTGAGACGGGCGACGTACGAGGAATCCGCACCAAGACCGGGATCCATGACTGGGCAGCAACATGGGCCTACTCCTGGTGGTCCTGGGCCGACGACGGCAGCCCCAAACCAGCCGGTGACAAACTTCAATGGCTCGCGTCCCGCCTCGCCTGGGCAGAGCGCTGCTATCCCGCCATGACCGAGTTTGAGGATGAACTCGCCTATGTCCTGCGAGTCCTCGAACACGCCCACGGACTCGACCCAGTATCTACCGACCGGACATGTCCCTCATGCGGAGGACAACTGCAACACCACGTCACAGCAGCGGGTGTTCAGCCAGAGTTCGACTGCAGAGAATGCCGAAACCAATACTCCCCCGACGGATTAACCGTGATGACTCTCGGCAGAGCTAGAGATGCTCACGAGCTTGTTACCCAACAAGAAGCCGCCAGACTACTCAATATCAGTAGGTTCACCATCAACTCATGGATACGCCGAAAGCAGCTAGTAGCGTACGGGGCGCGGCGTCAAGTCTATGTTGATGAAGTGCAGCGACTCGCCGACCACAACGCTTGAAACAGGACGCTCGGTCGTGCACACTGATTCGTGGAAGAACTATATACAAAAGAGCCCCCAGCCATCGCAGGCCAGGGGCTCTTCTCGTTAGACAATCCGGCTATCAGGAACCGCCAAGCTTCTGACAATCCTTGCATGGACGATTACCTACACCCTTGCCCGAGACGCGATTGCGCGCAGGGATCTGCTTTCCGGTAGGGCAATCATTGTGCCAATGATAAACATCTGGATCAGACGGATTTGATGAATGATAGTAAGCCATAAGTCACCCCCTTCCACACTGAAGAAGAAACCGTGGCGATACGGTCACCACCAACCATAAACCGAAACACAGACCTAAACAGGAAAACCAACAACCCCAATCGAAAGACGATTGGGGTTTAGTTATGCCCGTGATGGGCAGGCAGGAGACGGCGCGATGCCAAAAGAAAGAATCTACGACGGACCCAACGGGATCGAAGTCCAATGGGCCAAAGACGGACAGCTCGTCTGCGTCGTTATCAACGAAGAAATCAAAGCTCACACAGTCGAAGCAGACGGAACGATCGGCGAACCCTACAGTGAGAAGCTAGACGCCATGTGGCAGACAATCGACCCAGCCGAGCTAGACCGACTCATTGACGCCCTCCAACGCGCCAAACGGAAAGCGTTCACGCAAGACTAATCAAGTATGCCCCGGTGCGATTAGCCCCGGGGCATTCGTATATGCGGGGGTGGGTATGCGTAGGTGTGCGGGTACCCGATGTCCTCGCCTCGTAGCTGACGGCGCACGCTACTGTTCAGAGCATCAAGCCGAATACGAAACCAAGCGCGGAACACCAAAGCAGCGAGGATACGACGCCACACACCGTAGGCTACGAGCCCAGTGGCGATCCCGCATAGACGCAGGCGAGCGTCCACCATGCAGTCGCTGCAGTAAACCCATCAACCCATTCGAGCCATTCGACCTCGACCACGACGACACCGATCGGACCCGCTGGCGCGGCCCAGCCCACCAACACTGCAACCGCAGCGCCGGCGGACAACACGGCGCAGCCATCAGCAACAGCAAATAACACTCAAACAACACTCAAAGACGAGTCAAAACAGAACAAAACTAAGACGCAAAAGCCGTTTTACACTCCTTCACCAGCATAAACGCTCGACCGCAACACAACCCCAGGGGAGGGGGGCGACGCGGTATGGGCCGCACCGCCGGTGAGGAGTGAAAAATGTGCGGAGGGTTCAAAGATCCCAGAATACGCCAATTTGAGGCGTTTTCTTCTCTTGTGGTAGGTGCGATGCCTGCCGGTATCCGACTGGCATGCGATATGCCTCGAGGTGGTGAATAACGATGACTAGTGGTGGTGCGCGTGTGAAGTCTGGGCCTGCCCCAGATCCTCGTTCGGGTCGATCTGATCGGCGTGGGCTTACTTTCCGAATGCTTCCTGCGGAAGGGTTCAAGGGGCGGATTCCAAAGTTTCCTCTCCCTAAAATCGATTTTGGTTTTTTCACTAAAGATGGTGAGCGGGTTGAGGATCTTGAAGGGTCTGAGTCGTTTGCTCGTCGGGAGAAGGAATTGTGGCGGTGGGCGTGGCGTACTCCGCAGGCTGTGGTGTGGTTTGAGGAGCCGTGGCGTCAGTACACGGTGGCGATGTGGGTGCGTACGGCTGCGACGTGTGAGACTCAGCGTGGTGGTGCGGCTGATAAGACGGCGATGCTTCGTCTTGCTGATCAGATTGGTTTGACGCCGGCGGGGTTGGCTGCGAATCAGTGGCAGGTCGGCAAGGCGGCGGACAGTAAAACTCCTGATGGAAATCCGGGTAGGACCCGTTCGTCTCGGTCTCGTGTGAAACTCAAGGTCGTGGGCGATGGTGGCGCCTGATGAAGAGCTCGTCATCGACTTCAATCCGCTACACACTCTTGGCTTCCTGGTAACTGACTGGGTTGAACATCATTGCATGGTTCCCTCTGGCGTGTATGAGGGGCAGTCGCTTGTTTTTCGTGGTTGGCAGATAGCGTGCACCGTGAATCACTATCGGATCAAGCCGAGAGCCACGTTCAACCCGGAGAGGATCCTAGCTCCATTCTTTTATCGTCGTTCGGTGATTGTGGGGCCGCAGAAGTCGGGTAAGTCTCCGTGGGGTGCAGCGATGATCCTCGCCGAAGCGGTTGGTCCGGCGTTGTTTGCTGGTTGGGCGAAGGGTGGCGAGAAGTACCGTTGCGAAGATCACGGCTGTGGCTGCGGGTTCGAGTACGAGTATTTGCCTGGCGAGGCGATGGGGATTCCCCGCAGTAAGTCTCTGATCGCGTTGTTGGCTTTCGCTGAACAGCAGACAGCAAACGTGTATGGGCCTTTACAGACGATGATCCATAGCGGGCCGCTGGAGGAGATCCTCAAGGTTCGTGAGGGCTTTATCCGCCTACCAAATGGGGGAAAGATTGTTCCCCTGTCGTCGGCGGCGAAATCAAAACTCGGGCAGCCGCTCAATGGTGCGCTCGCGGATGAGTCCGGCTTGTATACGGCGCAGAACAAGGTATTGGAGACGTGGCAGACAATGCGTCGCGGTGTTGCTGGTATGCAGGGGCGGACGATTGAGCTTACGAATCCGTGGGATCCGATGGAGAACAGTGCGGCCCAGCAGGCGTTTGAGTCGCGGCAGAAGGATATTTTCCGGTATTACCGGAAACCGCCGGCAGGATTGTCATATGCGAACAAGCGTGAACGGCACAAGATCCATGCGTATGTGTATGCGGATTCGCCTTGGGTAGATCCGGCGGGTATTGACGCTGAGGCTGCTGAGCTGGTGGAAACTGATCCGGTTCAGGCGGAGCGGTTCTTTGGGAATCGTCTCGTGCAGGGACTTGGCTCGTTTTTGACGGAAACTTTGTGGGATTCGCACACGGACCGTGAACGTGTAGTCAAGCATGGCGAGTCGGTGTGTGTGGGGTTTGACGGGTCGAGGTCTGGGGATTGGACGGCGATTCGCTGTGAAACTCGTAGCGGTTTCCGTTTCACGCCTACTTATGGCCCTGATCGTCGTCCAGCGTTTTGGGATCCGAAAGATTGGCCTGAGGGGCGGATTCCTCGCGGCGAGGTTGATGCGTGTGTGCAGGAGATTTTCGGGCGGTACGCGGTTGGGCGCATGTATATTGATCCGCGGCATTGGGAGACGCAGGCTGACAGGTGGGCATCCCTTTTCGGAGATGACGTTGTTGTCCAGTGGCCGACGAATCAGATTTCGCGAATGTTCGATGCTCTTGTGAGATATCAGGAGGATTTGCATGAGGGTTTGACGTCGCATGACGCGGATCCTGACGCGAGGCTGCATGCGTTGCATGCCCGGAAGGTTGCTAAGCCGGGTGACAAGTTCATTCTGGGCAAGCCTGCCGAGCATATGAAGATCGATATTTTGATGGCTGATGTGTTGGCGCATGAGGCTGCGTCGGATATGCGGGCGCTCGGCTGGAACGAGAGTGAGCCGATTGTTTTTGACTGGAGGTGAGATATGGCAGTCATTCCGTTGGAGGGTTCTTATCTCTCCATGATCCGGAAGGCGCAACAGTTTCTCGCTGAACGCGCGGTCTACGACTCGAAGATGCTTGCTAACTATGAGGGGCGTGCGCGGCTTGCCCATCTCGGGCTAGCTGTCCCTCCCGAGCTCTCTGCGTTGGAATTGGTCATTAATTGGCCGCGGATTGTGGTCGATTCGATTGAGGAGCGGCAAAACGTTTCCCGTATTACGGTGACCGGTGATCCGGATGCCGCGCGTGAGATTGCGATGATTCGCGATGCTAATGATCTGGATGCAGAATTGTCGCTCTGGAAGCGTGACAGGTTGGTTTATGGGCGCGCATTTCTGTCCGTGGGCTCCAATGAAGATATTGCCGGTTTACCGATAATCCAGGTTGAGTCCCCTCGTGAGGTTGCAGTAAAGATTGATCGCCGGCATCGTCGTGTCGCGTACGCTGTGAGACTGTCCGAGGTTGACTCGTTCGGGAATCCGGCGTTGGCGACGATTTATCTTCCTAATCAGACGGTTCTTGCTGAACGCCGTAATGGCAGTTGGGTACAAACGGATGTCGATGAGCATCATTTCGGTATTGTTCCGATAGTCCCGTCTTTCAACCGTCGCATGACTGGCGAGTGGGTTGGGCATTCGGAGATGGAAGATATTATCCCCATCACTGAGGCGACGATCCGTACAGCTACGGACATGCAGGTCGCTATTGAGGTGGCTGCGTTGCCGAAGAATCTGATTGCCGGCGCGAAGAAGGAAGATTTTGGCGGCAACATGGATGGCTGGTTCAACTATCTGCGACCATTCCTCGCCTTGTCTTCGTCGGATGCGAAAGGTTTCCAGTTCACTGCGGCAGATTTGGAGAACTTTCACGGGACGATCGAACTGTATGGGAAGCTTGCGGCTTCCGTTACCGGTTTCCCTGCCCATTATTTCGGTATGACGACCGTGAATCCTGCGGCGGAGGGGACGACGAACAATGAGATGGAACGTCTCGTGGGTCGTGTGGAACGGGTCAATAGTGAGTCTGGTGGCGCCTTGGAAGAAGCGTTGCGGCTTGCCGTCAACTTGGCAGGACATGACGTTTCGCGGGGCATGGTGAATGTGGATTGGAAGAATCCTGCCTACACCACGATCTCGCAGCTTGCTGATGCGATGCAGAAGCTCGCCGGTGGGGTCGCGTTGATTTCTCGTGAAGGTGCCTGGGACGAGATGGGTTGGGATGATGCCCGTAAAGAACAGGAACGCACCTATTTTGAGGAACAGGCGGCTGACCCTGAGATTGATGCGTTGACTGCGAAGGTGGATAGCCTTGGCTGACATCCCTGCCGCTGTTGAGACACATTACCGTCACGTGCTGAAGTGGCAGGTCGCGGCGATGGGCTTGGGTTCGCAGGCGTGGGCAGAGGTCACGCCGAATGCGATCTCAGAATCCTGGTTAACGCAATTGCCGGCAGTGGCGACAGCATTTGAGAAGCTCCGCCGATCGGTAGCTGTCGATTCGGCGATCTACACGCCACTGGCGCTCGCCGAACAGGATTCCTACCAGGCGACAGATGGTTTCGTGGACGTGGATGCATTCATGCCCACGCTTGCCACGGGTGGTCCTCTTGAAGATGCGCTCTATGTGCCGGCGATCCGGGCGAAGGAAGCAATCGGACGCGGTGTCGGCGTCTCCGAATCGCTTGAGGTCGGTAAGCAGGCGCTCTATGGGGTCCTTACGAGTGCGCTTGCGGATACTGGTAGACAAGTTGGCGGAGTCACGGTCGCTGCTCGTCCTAACGTGGGGTATACGCGGATGTTGAATCCGCCGTCGTGCGAGCGTTGCGTGGTTCTTGCGGGCAGGTTTTATCGCTGGAATACGGGGTTTCTTCGACATCCGCGTTGCGATTGTGTTCACGTTCCTACGGGCGTGAAATCCACGGCTGCGGCGCGCGCTGAAGGTCTAGTAGATGACCCGTACGAGTATTTCAATAGTCTGTCGGAGGCGGAGCAGGACAAGATTTTCGGGAAAGCGTACGCACAAGCCGTGCGTGGCGGCAGCGATATTTTCCAGGTTGTGAACTCGAAACGAGGACGCCTCAAACATGGACTGTTTACGACTGAGGGAACGACGCGGCGAGGCTATGCGGGTGCGAAGCTGAAACGAGGACAGAAACGGCTCACGCCGGAAGGGATTTATAGCCTGGCGGGCAAGGAGAATCTGACCCGCGAGCAGACGCTTTCCCTGCTTGAGCAGCACGGCTATATCCTGCCGGGCGGGCAGAACCCTGCCGGGTCGATACGAGGTCAAGCGCAAGGCTTTGGGGCGATGGGTCGTGGAGTGACGCGTAGGAAAGCATCGAACGCGGTGCTGGAGGCGAACGCCACCGGTGTGCGTGATGGTTCCGTTTATACGATGACGGAAGCAGAGCGGCGCCTCGCGTATGCGAAACGGGACTATGAGGAAACGTTGCAGGGCTTGAATCCGTATACGGAGGCTGCGATACAGCGCCGTCAGGGGGTGCGCGCATGGTCGGTTGATCGTCCGCTTACCGATAGTGATAGGGCGCGTGCTGAGTCGTGGTATCAGGCGATGCAAGCAACCGGCGGACAGCTCTATCTAGCGGATGGTACGGACGTTCGCTCACTTTACAAGAATCTTCGGGGCCTCGGATAGGTACCCGATAAGCAGTATTAGACCCGGCGCGAGGCCGGGTTTTTGTTCCCCAGCGATTGGAGAAAGAATCATGTCTAGGAAACGGCTCCCCTTCTATATTCGGCTTCTCACAGATCCTGCTGAACCTGGTGGCGGTGATCCGACGCCAGGAAACGCCGCTAACGCTAGTGGCGAGCAGCTCGGCGAGAACGGTAAGAAAGCTTTGCAAAGCGAGCGCGAGGCTCGTAAGGCTGCCGAAAAGGCTTTCGCTGAGGCTTCTGCCAAATGGGAAGCAGAGAAAGCTGCGCTAACGAAGCAGGCGCAAGAGGCATCTGATGCTGCGGCGAAGGCGCAGATTGATGCCGCGCGGGCGTCAGTGTTCCGAGCGAAGAACATTCCACCGGAGCTTGAAAAATTCGTTGCCGGTTCGACGGAGGAAGAATTGGAAGCAAGCGCTGATGAGGTGCTTGCGGCATTTCGTCCGCCTGCTGCAGAGCCGTCGGCGCCGGAAGTGAAGCCTCTCGGGATGCGTCCAGATATGACACAAGGAGCATCGACTTCACCAGATGGCGGTGATGTTGATTCTTTGATTTCGGCTGCTGAAAACGAGAAGAACTATCGAAAGTCTTTGGAATTGAAAGCGGTCAAACTGGGCAAACTCGCTCAGATTCAAAACTAGATTAGGAGGCTAGCCGATGGCTGGTATCACAGGTCTGGGCACTACCTACAATCTGCCCAATTTCGTTGGAGAACTGTTCAACGCTTCTCCGGAAGATACTCCGTTTCTTTCGGCTATTGGTGGGCTGACGGGTGGGGAATCCGTTGGTTCAACCTTGTTTGAGTGGCAAGGGTACGACCTGCGGGATGCAGCGACAGACCGGCAGCGGCTTGAAGGCGCAGATGCGCCCGGCGGTGAGGCGCGCGTGCGTTTCAACGCGTCAAACGTTGTCGAGATCCACCAGGAAGTCGTGGAGATTTCGTATACGAAGCAGGGTGCGACGAAACAGCGTAATACTGCGGGGGCTGAGGTTGTACAGCTTGGCAATACGGTTATTCCCGCTGATGAGTTGGCATGGCAACTTGAGCAACAGTTCAAGCAGATTGCACGTGACGTGGAAAAGACGTTCCTCACCGGTACCTATGCGGCGCCCGCGGACAATACAACTGCACGTAAGACTCGCGGACTGCTCGAGGCTATCGCGACGAACGTTGCGACTACCACTAAGACAGCTGCTACCGTTACGGCGGATGAGATCCTGGATCTTTTCCAGGCAGTGTGGGATAAAGGCGGTATTTCGGAGACGGAAACGCGCACCGTTATCGTGAACGCTACTCTCAAGCGCGCTCTGACTCGCCTTTTCATCACCGATAAGGGGTATAAAGAAGAGACGCGCAACGTCGGTGGCGTGAACCTTCAAACGTTTGAGACTGATTTCGGTAAAGCCAACATCATGCTCAACCGCTATATGCCTGCCGACACGTTGGTGGTTTGCTCGCTCGAGGATTGTAAACCTGCGTTCCTTGAGATCCCCGGCAAGGGGCATTTCTTCTCCGAACCGCTCGCTAAGACCGGCGCATCGGATCGCGTGCAGATCTACGGCGAGATTGGGCTGATCTACGGTAACGAGAAGAAGCATGGCAAACTCACGGTTGCCACTGCGTGAGTCCTAGTGGTGAGCCAGCATTATGCCGGCTCACCACGGATTCTCTAGGAGGGAATCGTGAAAGTTCAATCTACTAAGTACCCGAATCTGCTAGTCACGTCACCGAAAGTACAGTTTGTGGGAGGTGAAGCCGAAGTCGATACGGCAACGGCTGAGAAGCTGGCGAAACTCTCTCACATGGGAATCGTGGTACCAAAGCGCACTTCAACACGGAAGACTGCGGCAAAGTGATTGGGGGTTCGCGATGGCGTACGCGCTGGTATCAGATGTTGCGACAACGCTTGGCCGCACAATCAGCGATGCTACCGAAATCGACCAAGTAAACGACTGGATTTCTGACGCCGAACTGATTATCCACGCCCGTCTCGGAGACCTCTCTGCGCTTGATGCCGGCGTGCTGCGCCTCGTTATCAAAGAGGCCGTGGCGCGTCGAGTACGGAATCCAGACGGTAAGGATAACGAACGTATCGACGACTATTCCTATGGGCTAGTCGATGATGCAAAGAAGGTCGGAATCTCGATCACGGATGAGGAATGGGCAATGCTTTCCCCAGATGGATCGTCATCGGGTGCGTTCATGCCTACCGCTACACCGCAATGGTGGACCGGTGGCCGCCCGCCGCATTATCCGTCGCAGCTTGAACGTGAAGGGTGGAGCTAATAATGAGTATCCAGTCGGCGGTTCTCGCGGGCCGGAGCGCCGCAGAAAAACTCATGTCTGACACGTGTGAGATCGTCCGTCTGGTCCCTGGTGAGAATGAGGACGGCCTCGACGTCACTATCGAGACTGTTGTCTATTCGGGCAAATGCAAAGTTCAAACCTATGAGCCGTATGAGTCGAATCTTGTGATTGTCGGGAATCCGGTAACACAACAGAGGTACCAGCTACACATCCCGTGGGGTGCAGCCGTTCTGCAGGTCGGCGATATCGCACGTGTCGCTGGGCGTGAGAGGCCGCTACGGGTCGTCGCCTTGTTCGATAAGACGCATGCGACTGCGCTGCGTGTCGCATGTGAGGAGGTGGCGAATGCCAACAGTTGATATCGATATGAGCGAGGTTAGGACACTGGCGGCGGATTTCTCACAGATCCCTGGTGAGCTTGCCCGGCACGCCGTTCCGGTTGTTGAGAAGGCTGCCGTGAACGTGAAGAAGCAGTTGATTGCCGAGATGCGGGCATCGAAGCATTTCAAGGGCTTCGCGAGTATTTCCTACGATCTGACATCAGATTCGGGTGGGATTGTTGCCGAGATCGGCCCTACCAAGGATGGTCCTGGCGCGGGTGCGAACCTCGCCTATTTCGGAACGTGGAAAGGCGGCGGTACGGTGCCGGATCCACGCGGTGCCCTCGAAGCGGAATACCCGAATCTAGAACAGCATTTGGCTGATCTAGCTGAGGAGTTGTTCGGATGAGCCGCGCACACTACCGGGCGATCGAGGCGCACCTCAAGGAGCTGATCCTCTCAGGCAAGACGGTCCCCGGGTTTCTCGGAGACCCGCCTGCAAATACGGTACTGCCGTACACGTTCATCACGCCGGTGCCTGCTCCCGCGCATGCGGAAAATGTGGCAGGCAGCAGGGACGTTCTCGATGCCTATTTCAACGTTACGTGCGTTCACACTACAGCAAACAATTGTTTGGCGTTGACAGAGAAAATGCGGGAACTCCTCGACGACTGGACCCCCACCGTCGATGGGTGGCGCACGTTTCCTCTTGAGCCGGTGGACGCGCAACCAGTTCAAACATCCACCACCGCCATGGAGATGGATTCAAACAGCTATCCACGCTGGTCGGTCACGCAATACCGACTCCAAGCATGTAAGGAGAACAACTAATGCTGACGCTTTACGATAAGCACATTTCCGTCAGAATCGCTGAGGGAACCATCGAGTCTCTGGGTATCGATCCGGAGAATATCAAGGTTTCGGATTTCCCGGCCTTGGAGGCATCGAAGCTCATGTCAATGGCCGGCTTCGCTCTCGGCCCGACAGGATCGGATTCGGGGTCTGATCCTGCTGTGAACGGTGACCCGAACCAGTATTTCGGCACGTCAGGCTATGCGGGGACGCTAACCCCGTACCGGTATTTAGACGATAAGGGTGTCCCTGTTGTCGCCGAGGATACGTTGTGGCCTCTCGTGGTGGCGAAGGGCTCGAATCTGGTTTTGTTCCTACGTGAAGGCCCAGGCTGGGATTCGGATCCTGTGGCGGGACAGGAAGTTTCGATCTTTGAGGCGACGACGGATGACCCGCAGCCTGGTGACCGTTCAGGGTTCATCAAGTATTCGGTTCCTCTTGCGATCCAGAAGGCTTACCTGCACAAAGTGATCGTTGCAGACGCCTAATTTTCTTCCTCGGTGCTGGTTCTTTCTGGCCTTTCTGCCAGCACCGAGGACCCTTCCCTAGAAAGACCAAAGAACAAGCGTTGTGAAAGGCGAAGAACAATGACTACACCCACACCTGCAAGCTATGGCGACGCGAAAGAAACCGCGCCTATCGATCCGCAGAGCTTCGATCTTGCCACGTGGATCGAGGGAGTGAACCCCGTCCGGCATGCGGTCACGATTTATCAGCGCGGTGACCTCGTCGCAGATCTGGACGTCGTGAAAGCACGGCTGAATAACGCGAAACTTGCGAAGAACTCGAAAGAAATCGCTGCGCTGACGAAGCAGGCGCGCGGCATTGTCGAAATTATTGAGCAGTCCTCCCTCGATGTCGTTGTTGAGGGCTGGTCGGAGGACCGCGTGAAAGCTTTCCGTGAGTCTTTCAAAGAGCAGGGCCTCTCGGATGAAGAGGTCACGGTCCGCCAGGTGGCGGCGCAGGTGGTTTCGCCAGAAGGTTTCACGGCAGAGTTTTATCAGACTCTTTTGGGTGTTGTTCGTCCGCAGGCTGAGGCGATTGCTGCGGCGGCGTTTGCAGCTAATGTGCGGGTGCCGGTGGTCTCGGTCCCTTCCTGACGGAGTGCCTGGACCTTCCAAAGAACGACTGGATCGTTCAGGCACTCCGCACCGCGAAATCGTGGGGACGCAGGCCCGTCGAGTTTCTAGGAGGCCTTGCGGGTCCACGATGGACGCCACGGGACACACTGCTAGCGATGGCTCTCGACGAGTATGAGGCTACACGGGTGGGATACGGCGGGTTCCCGAAGCGTCTGACTGAGGATGAGGCGCAGGACGGCGAATTCGATGTGGATTCGACGACAGATTACGCGAAGCTTGCGTGGGATGAGTGGGAAGCGCAGGAACGCAAACGCAAAGGTGACCCACAACCCGGTTTGGTACACCGGCTCGTATGGACGGGCTACCGGCGCGCGTCAGCCATCACCGGTGCCCCACAAGACAGCGCTAGTTCTTCCTAGCGTAGATGAAGTGGTTCACGACCACGAGCACCCCTCCTACGAGGATGATGCCGATCCCGTTCCCCGTAGCGCCGTTGCTCAACGCATATATCCCGAAGAGAATCAGCACAATTCCCAGCATGAAAAGCGGTGCCAGGAACTCATTCTTTTTCTGTGGCTGCGACACGTTTCCCCCTCAAAACTCGTGGATAAACACAACTTTATAGCGGAGGATCTAATGGAAGAAAGTACTTCAGCCGGTGTCAGTTCGCTGTCTCGCGCGCAGAAGGTTGATCTCGCAGTATGGGCAAAGGGGATAACGCCACTGAGGCGCGCTGTGACAATCTACGGGGATCTCGTGGCGAACGCCGAACTGGACGTCCTTGAGGCGCGGGAGCGCGAGGCGCGACTATCTGGGGCCAAGACAACGGAATTACGGGAGATTGTCTCTCAACGCGAGGAGACGGCTCAGCGTCTCGCAGATACCGCGCTTGACGTGGTGTTTGAGAGTTGTACGGCTGATGCGCTGAAGCAGTCTAGTGCTGCAGCGAAGGAAGCCGGACTTGAAGGGACCTCGCTAGTGTCGGCTGTGATGGCTAACCAGATTGTCGAACCGGCTGGCATGACCGCCGAACTCCTCGATCAGATCGCTGAGACGTTGCCCGGCCAGTACGCGAAGTTGATGGCGATGTGGAAGCAGGTCAACGAGGATTCCGGTCTCAACCTCCCCTTTTGATGTGTACACGGGAGTGGCTCGCTAGCTGCTAGTGGTTGCCGTATTTGATGACGTGGTTGAACGCCATCGCAACAACGCCGATTACGAAGATAAAGAGTGAGCGGACGTCTGGGCCCATGAAGAAGAGTACGACTCCGAAAATCATGAGTAGAGCTCCGATGGCGAAGCCGAGACTCTTAGTTTCCGGGCCTTGTGGTTTCTTTTCCATGCCAGCCACCTAGCTAACTGCGCGCAATAAGACGAAGAGTGCTACGACAACCAGGACGGCTGCCGCTGCAAGGTTCCACGGCAACGTCTTACGCCGTCGCTGTCGATATTCGTATTCCGCGTCTTCGCGTTCTCGCCGAGCTGTCCAATAATCATGTTCTTCTTCGGACATGTTCCCCCCTCGTAATTCGAAGACGCTCACAACTATATATTGGAGGTGCCTCCTTGTCTCAAGAAAGATCGATAAAAGTCACCTTCCGGACCAACGTCGCAGATTTTCGACAGCAGCTTAAGTCTGCTTCAACGGCTCTCGAGGATCTTGCAGCTAAAGGGGACAAAACCGGTAAAGTAGCGGAGACCGGTTTAGGCAGACTCGCGCAGTCAGCGCAGTTGCAGCGTGAAGCTTGGAATACAGCCGGTGGGGCCCTCCTATCATTTGGGGCGGTCGGCGCTGCCGCATTTGGCGGAATTGTCGCGGTAACGAGTAAGTTTGATTCGCAGATGTCCGCGGTCCAAGCGGCTACTCTTGCGTCGGCGTCTGAGATGGATGTGCTCCGTGAGGCCGCGATTGAAGCGGGTGCCGATACTGCGTTCTCAGCCACGGAAGCGGCGCAGGGTATCGAAGAGCTCGCAAAAGCTGGCGTGTCCACCACTGATATTCTCAACGGCGGCCTAGCCGGAGCACTCGACCTTGCCGCTGCCGGTGGTGTGTCTGTGGAGGAAGCTGCTGAGTCCGCCGCCTCAGCGCTGACACAGTTCGGGCTATCCGGCGAGGACGTCCCCCATGTTGCCGACCTACTTGCCGCTGCGGCTGGCAAGGCGCAGGGTGGCGTCACTGATATGTCGCAGGCGCTTTCTCAGGCGGGCTTGGTTGCGTCCAATTCTGGTCTTTCTATTGAAGAGACTACGGGCGTCCTCGCTGCGTTCGCGTCCGCTGGGCTGATCGGCTCTGATGCTGGGACGTCGTTCAAGAGCATGCTCCAGCGTCTCCAGAATCCGTCGAAGGAATCGGCGCAACTCATGGAGGAGCTTGGGATCTCCATGTATGACGCCAACGGGAACATGGTTGGCATGTCCGATTTGGCCGGACAGCTTAAGAGCAAGCTGGGCGGGCTTACCCAGGCTCAGCGTGACGCGGCGTTGGCGCAGATCTTCGGATCCGACGCGGTGCGTGCAGCCACCGTACTTTATAACCAGGGGTCGGAAGGCATCTCTAACTGGACTAGTGAAGTAGATGAATCGGGGTATGCTGCTGAAACTGCGGCGGCCCGTCAGGATAACCTCGCTGGGTCGTGGGAGAAACTGACGGGGTCGGCTGAGACTCTCGCCATTTCTATCGGAGAGAAGGTCACTCCGGCTCTAAAGTGGCTGGTAGATGGCGCAACTGCCGTTATTGATTCGATCGATGAGATACCTGATCCTATTCTCGCTGTAGCTACTGGACTTGGTGGGATTGCAACGGCTGGAGCGCTTGCTGGTGGGGCATTCCTTACACTCGCGCCGCGTGTATGGGATACGTACACGGCTATAACTAGCCTCAAGGCTACGTTCCCCACCTTTGGCTCGCACCTGGATAGCGTCACCTCCAAGACAGGAAAGTTCCTGGGGAAGCTTACGAAAGTTACCGGCGCACTCGGCGTGTTCTATGGGACGATGCGTGGCGTACAAGCCCTTTCGACCGCTGTCGCTGGGATCGAGAGAACCGTCCAGGGAGTGGAGCAACTTCAAAATCGACTCGATGCTGCCGCGTCTTCCGGGGAATCTTTCTATAATGCCGTCGTCAAGAGTATCGGGGATATCAATACCGAACAGTTTACCGACTTGGCGGAGTCTCTGGAGCGTGTGGCGCAACCTGGCTGGGCCGACAAGCTCGCGTCGATAACAAAGCTTGACGCGACCGGCTTTAATGACGTTGTAGACCAGTTCGATGTTCTCAATGAACAGATATCGACACTCGCTGGTTCGGACGTGTCGAAAGCTACTGACCAATTTGCAGCGTTGCTGGAAGAGGCTGGTGGCACCAAAGAGGCGTTTGAAAATCTGAAAACGGTACTCCCTGACTACGTTGAAGAAATGTACGCCCTCGCTAATGCGAATGGGGTAACGATTGACGATACTAACGAACTTGCGCTACTCACGGGCGGGTTGAGTGACCAATTTTCTGCGACGTCCGATTCTGCGAACGGCACATCTACCGCTATCGATTCTGTCACCGATGCGGCTGAGGATGCAGCGGATGCCATGGATGAATACATCCAAGGCCTTGAGGACGCCGCAGGTATCGGCATTTCACTGTCCGAGGCTCAGATCGGCTGGCAGCAGGCTATCGCGGATGCTACGGCGGCTCTCCAAGAAAACGGTCAGACGCTCGACATTACTACTGAGGCTGGGCGTAATAATCAGTCTGCGTTGAATGATATGGCTTCCTCGGCGTGGGACCTTGTCACGTCGCTGTATGAGGTTGATGGCGCGTCTGCTGATCTTGAGGGCACGATGCAGACGGCGCGGAATGCGTTCATTCAGACGGCCATACAGATGGGGATGACGCAAGCTGAGGCTGGAGAACTTGCCGACAAGTTCGGGTTGATTCCGGGTAATGTGCGCACCAACGTGATCGCGAACACGTGGCAGGCATCTTCCGCCATTGATCAGGTAGCAGGGCAGCTATCATCTCTCCCCACGAGGAAGACGATCACAGTAGACGTTCTACAGTACTATTCCACATACGGTGAATCTGTTTATTCGGCGTCCGGTGGCACAGGCGGGAATGCTCTTCATCGTGCTGGTGGTGGCGCGATTTATGGGCCTGGGACTGCTACCTCCGATTCGATCCTGGCGCGCCTGTCGACTGGTGAGCATGTCCTGACGGCGTCGGATGTGCAAAAGATCGGCGGACAGTCCGCGGTGTATCGGCTCCGGGCGGCTATCCAGGCCGGGATGGTGCGGTTTGCTGATGGTGGCACTGTTGGCGGCTCGTCGCTCGTGTCTCCGAAAGTCATGGTTTCAACCACACCGGCGATCTATGTTCAGAACCCGTTTACAGGGAAGTATTTGCTGGCGCAGGTGGATCAGCGTGCCGAGAATGTGGCGGTTGACGTGGTGAATGCGAGGTGAGCATGGTGAAGGCATGGGTGGCGGCGCATACGGGGCTGCCCAGTTTCTATACGGACGAGCCTGTGCGGATCATGTGCGGGGATCGTGTGATTACAAGCGGGTCCGCGCAGGCGCTCGTATCGGATCCTCTTGCTGAGCCTGGCGTCCCGACAACCTACCAGGTGGGTGACGAATCAGTGACGCTAACGCGGCCCCTCGGGACGCCTGGGACGGCGATTCTCACGGATGATACGGGACGCGGAGTCTCTGGGTTGATCTATGTGGATACCGGAGACCAGGAGAACTACGCCCCCGAGGTCACTCAGTTCAGTCCCTTCGTTACACGCTGGGCGATGACAGATCCCGCCTACACGGGTTCGGGGACGTTCACGCTGAAAGACCTCTCCAAACGTGGCCAGGTGGAGGCACTGTTGCGTCGGCATCGTGTACTGATTGTCGGGCCTGCTGCGCCGTCCCCTGGTATGGGGTTGCGGCGTGTGATTGTGACGCAGGTGCAGCGGACCAGGTATGCGGGAGGGTCCCGGATACGGTTTGAGGTCTCGTGGTCTGAGGCGAGGCTTTCGGATCGGGAGGCGTGTGGGGTTCCGGTGGTGTCGTGGGGTGAGTATGCTGCAGCGTCGGATGGTGTGTTTACGGGCGAAAGCTATCTACAGATTTGTCAACGGATCGCCGGGATGCCGGCATAACCGAAAGGAAAAGAACCATGGGTAATACTGCGATGAAGGAATCGATCTGGGAGGCTGCTGCCGCTCGGCGTGAGTTTGATGAGTGGAAGGCGGGCGTGGATCAGCGGCTCGGGGCTCTTGAAGCCGACGTGGCGGCGGCCCAGGCGCAAGCATTGAACGCCCAAGCCACCGCCAACGCGGCATGTGCGGAGTTAGAAGCAAAACTCGAAGAGCTTATTTTGATCTCCGCCGGTGAAGTATCGTCCGTTATTTAGAACGTATCAAGATCTCTAGCTGGCCGATTGCTTCGGCGATGTCCTTCTGCCCATTTTGTAGCTGTGTGATCATTTCGAGTGGATTTACAGCGGTTTCGGATAGTTGGGCGGTCTTAGTTCTCTCGTTCAATGCATCTATCAGTTTGCTGGTGATGGGTATGTCCGTCATCGCTTTTCCTTTCGTGTGAGCAATCCCCTTCTTCGTTGGAGGGGTTTTCTCATTCTAGGAGGTTGGTATGCGTCCTGGTCCGTCTATTGATGAGCTGAAACGAACTGGTGTCGGTGCGCGTATCAACGTGATGCGCGCCGGGCGGGTTCTTGCGGTGGATGTTCCGGTGAAGGACGTGAGCGAGGATTGGACGGCGTCACGGTCTGTGCCTACACAGGTGACGTTCGTGGCCCCCTTGGATTGGACGCCGAAGGACGCGTTGGATCCTCTCAACAACTATGGGCAGCGGATCCAGCTGATTAGCCTCGCTGAGACTGACCATGGCGTGGTGGAGACGGAGATCGGCTGGTTCCAGATCTCCACGTGGGAGGTGCAGGACGATGGCGTGCAGGTCACCTGCCTGGACCTGCTGCAGGTGCTTGCAGAGAACGACATGACGTGGCCGTCGTCGCCGCCAGCAGGTGCGACACTTAGATCAGAGCTACAGCGCCTGTGCACGATCCGTAGTGATTTCGCGCTGCCTGTGGTCCTGGATGCTTCCGACCGGAGCATTCCGCGGACTTTTCAGTGGGGCACAGACCGGCTCGAAAACGTCGCAGACCTTTGCGAATCGTACGGCTTGACGTACGCGGTGAAGCCGGACGGCTGCCTACACGCGTGGAGTATCCCTGATGGTTCCTCGCCGGTGGCGCATTACACGGCGAAAGACCTGCTTATAGATGCTCCACGGAAGGCGAAAGAGCGTATCGCCAACGTTTACACGGTGGTTGGTGGGCAGGAAGATGACGCTGCAAACAGATACTCGGCCAGCGTGTCGAACACTGCGTCTCCATATGATCCAGCTGGCTATGGGGTGGTGACACAGCGGACTGCGCTTGATTCTGCCACCTCGCAGGCACAAGTGTTGACTGCTGCGCAAACTCGGATGAGGACCGCGCTAGCCGCCACCGAAACACGCTCTTTGGAGGTTGTGATGGATCCCCGCCTGGAAGGCATGGACGTGATCTCATGCATCACCGATGAAGGCGAGCCCATCGTAGGCAGGGTTACGGCCTATTCGCGGTCGCATACGGATCCGTCAGCCTCGATGAGGGTAGATGTGGAGGTACTACTGTGGTGAAACGTAATCTGTGGTTGGACGTCACCCCGCAAGGCTCGAAAGCTACCGCCAACCGCGGGATTCAGGTGGATCAGTGGCTTACTGGGACGGTCACGGAGCAAGTGGATTCGTCGAATGTTGCGGTCGAGTTGGACGGTTCGGATTCTACGCCGGTGGTTGCTCCGGCGACGGCGGGGATCACGTATATTGGTGCGCGGGTCCGGGTATTGCGGGATTCTACGGGGCGGATTGTCCAGGTTGAGGCTCCGCTGGATTTGCCGGAGGGCGTAGACACTATCGCCGTAGGTTCGACCGGTTGGGCGATCATGGATGCTCAGTCTGGTGTGAACGAGACACGGGAGGCGCTCACTGCGGCGAAAGCGGAGTTGGAGGCGTCGCAGGCGGAGTTGGCGTCGAATCTCAGTGTGACGGATGCGAAACTGGATGCCGCGCAGGACTACATCACGAACACGGTGACTCCGGGGCTGACGAAGGCTCAGGAGGATGCGGAGTCTGCGGCGTCTGCGGCGGCTCAGGCTGTGGCTGATGGTGTTGTGAGCGTGGTCACTGAGTGGGCGGTGGGGTCGTCTGAGACGGTGGCTCCCACGTCGGGGTGGAGTACGTCTACTCCCGCGCGGACGGCTGGCACGTTCATCTGGTCGCGGACGACCACCACGAAGGGCGACGGGACTGCGACCACGAGCGACCCGGTGCTGGTGACAGGGAACACTGGTGCGGCGGGTGCAGATGGTGCGGACGGCAAGGACGGAGCTCCCGGCAAGGATGGTGTGGGCCTGTCGGGAACCGTCATCTCCTATGCGAAGTCCACGAGCGGGACAAGTGCGCCCTCGTCTGGGTGGCAGGCGACCGTCCCCTCGTCTACGCCGGGACAGTACCTGTGGACCCGCACTGTGTGGTCGTATACGGATGGCACGTCGGAGACTGGGTACAGCGTGTCCATGTGGGGCGCGACCGGCGCGAAGGGTGACACTGGCAGTGATGGTATCGCTGGTAAGGATGGTGTGGGCATCTCGTCCACGTCGATCATGTATGCGGCGTCGTCGTCTGGTACGACCGCTCCCACGTCTGGGTGGGCGTCTGCTCCCCCGTCCGCGTCGGCTGGACAGTATGTGTGGACGCGCACCGTGTGGACCTACACGGACGGCACAACTGAGACGGGGTATTCGGTCGGCAAGATCGGCAACACTGGCGCTACGGGTGCTGCGGGCGTGAGCGTGTCGTCGGTGACCCCGTACTACTGCCTCGTGGGCACTGGGGCGAGCGCTCCTGCGAAGCCTACGACGAACCCGCCGTCCTCGTCGTGGACTCTGACGGAGCCCGCCTACCAGTCGGGCACGGAACTGTACCGGTGTGATCTGACGGTCATGTCGAACAACTCGTGGAGCTGGGGCGCGGTGAGCAAGGTGTCGTCGTACACGGCGGCGAACGCGGCGATGGACCAGGCTGTGTCCGGCGCGGTCGAGGTGCGGAGGAATCTGGCTACCAGAACACGAGCCGACGCCTTTACCACATATGGAGCTTCGTCACTCATGCCAGTGACCACGGCTATCCCGGGGATTACTCAGGCCCGTGTAGCAACACGATCTACTGCGTCGTGGGTCGGAGTTCGCGCCGCATCATCAGACTCTGCAGACTTCGCAATCACTCCGGGTAAGCCGATCACCGTCGGTATGCTGGTTTGGGCAACTGTCCCTGCTTACCTGATCCTTGTTACCAGGAACTCGTCCGGTAGTTTTATCGCGGATCGCGAGATTGCAATGCAGGTTGTCCCCTCTGATGGTCCCGGTACGTGGATGACCGGGACATATACCCCCGTGGACGGGGAAGCGGGTGCATGTCTCCGCGTTTCAAATCCAGAAACTTCTGCGATTGGCGAATGGGTAGCGGCAGCGGCTGCCATTGTGGTCAACGGGGCGGTGACTCTCACCGTAAATGACTGGTTCGACGGCTCTTACTCCCCGGACCCCGACCTCACTCCCTCGTGGACGGGGACAGCGAACGCGAGTGCGAGTGTGCTCACACGTTGGTCGCAGGCTCTCACCGTGGCGAACCTCGCCACTGCGATGGCCCAGGGCCTCGTCACGGCAAGCACAACCGCCCCCGACGTGACACAGGTCGGCAAAGTCTGGCTCGTCCTTAACGGCTCGGGCAACGTGGTCGGCATGAAAATCAGCAACGGCAGCCAGTGGACGTCCTACGCAATGATGGTCGAGGACCTCATGGTCGTCGGCGAGGACGGCACCATCCAACTCAAGAACGGGGTCGTGTCCGCGCCGAACATCAAGGCAACGAGCGACCTGTGGACGAAGATCCTCGCCGTCGCAGGCAACGCGACGATCGGTGGGAACCTGCTGGTCAACGGCGCGGTCACCGCGCCGAAGATCACCGCATCCAACGAGCTGTGGGCGAAACTCGCGACGTTCGCCAAGGTCACCACCGACATGCTCATCGCAGGTGGCGCGAGGATCACGGGCGAGCTGCTGGCTGATGTGATCACGCTGGCCACACGACTCGTCGCAGGCGATGTAGAAATAAACTCGTCCGGGTTTCACGTGTACCGCGCAAACCTGGATGGGCAGCGGCTAGAGGCAATACGTCTCGGCGTTAACGGATCCAGCGATTACCTGCAGATTCAGGCGTCCGACGCGTCCACCATCGCCAGCATCAGCGACGAGGGCGGCGCATCATTCGCCAGCGTTGACGCCGGCGACAGCCTCACCTACCGGGGCAGTGAGATGTCGGATCTGCTCGCCACGATGCCGCTGGGCGTCGTGGCACGCTCACACCTCGCCGCCGATATTATCACCCGCGCCGACTGGAGTCTCGTCACATTCCTAACGTTCCAGGGGCTCCCATCGCGCACTTACCGGGCGACCCTCATCCTCACGCAGGGTAAAGAAGCGGTAGGGCTCCGGATTGGTGTGCGACGCCGATACGACGCGATCGTGGATATTCAAAGCGGATATCAGCAAATGTTTTATCCGGCTTTCCCGGACAATGGTAAGCCGTTAACATCCATGATGAGTTACGAGTTCACGACGGGCGATGATTTCGACCCGGGCGGGGTTATCACAATTATTTGGGGTGCTCAGGCTCTCCACGACTCTGCCGGGGTGCGTATCATGACTAACGGCTCGTCTCAGGACACTGCGGCGAGCACATACGCCGTCGTGGAAGATATTGGTCCTGCCATGGACGCTACGAACGTCGCAGGTATGGTCGCCGCGTCTGGAACGTCAACGTCGTCGGCGGTGAAACGCACGAAAACTGTGAACGCAAGCTGGGGGCGCAGTTTCACGATTTCAGGAGCATACACGGATTCTCTGGCGCCGTATGTGGTGCAGGGGGGTTTGTGGACGGCCCGCATGGGCCTTATTGGGTTTCCTTCCATTATTTCGGATCTTTCTGGCGCGACCGTCAACAGGATCGAAATTTATCTGTATTTCAGGCATTGGTATTACAACGCTGGTGGTACGGCAGGTATCGGGTATCACGGCGCTACCTCCGCGCCAAACTCATGGACGGGCAGTACCGCGTCAATCCAAAAGGCGGGTATCCCGAATCCGGGCGGCGTATGGATCACACTCCCCAGCTCGACATACTCGTCGTGGAAGTCGGGCGCGTACCGCGGGATCACACTCCGCGCACCAGGAGATTCGACGAATCTCCAGTATTACGGGTATGCGGACTGGTCTAAATGCAAACTCAGATACACCTACACGAAGTGAGGATATATATGGGATCGGATCTTTTCAAAATCGCGCGCGCCGTGGATGGGGATGATTTCTTCGCCATGCGTGTCAGAATCGCCTGCGAACTTCAAAAAATCACCTACAACCGGGACGTGCTACTCACCGTCGCACAAGAAGTAGCAGGCTATATCACGGTCGATGAGGCGGGCACCGTGGATACAAGCGGTGTCCCAGACGAGGCGATCATTAGTGCGCTACCAGCAGCTACACAAGCAGAGGATGAGGAGGCAGTATGACGGGCACGACATGGAGAGGAGTACCGCTTATAGAATCCGGAGACGGAATCCTCGAAGCGCTCCAACTTTGGGCAAACGGGTTGAACGTGGGTATCCCGGTGGCATCGGTCGGCGCGGCTCGCACCCTACTCACGCAGGCTGAGGCGGATGGCGTCGCACCAACCGCCTCAAATCCAGCAATGTTCATGATCGGCGAGGGAACAAAACGTGTCCTTTACATCTCGGACGGCTCCAAAACTGACGGGGTGTGGGTACTCTCCCCCGTCAACGAGCCGACTCGCGCCCGGTTCGGCCGCGGTGAAGATTCTGGCGTAACGCGTAACCTAGCCCAGGGGGATATACTCACCGTCATCAGCGGGGCGCTTCCGGCAGCACCCTACGATCGTGCAATCAGCATGGAAGCAATCTGCTATGGGTCTGTGACTGGCAATATTTGGTTGCGGATCTATCCTCCGGGAGAAGCGTATGTTTCGGCCAGGTTTTCGTCTGGTGATCAGCAGTCGCAGCCACTCCCGGCGCGGGGAAAGATCCTCGCTGGGCAGTCTCCCGAGTTGAGGGTCGCCGTCGTTGGTGGTGCGGGGGGAGGGAGCATCACGTTTGGTACCACGGCAGATAACACGGTTCTTTTCGTGGATGCATTCCCGATCACGATGGCCTAACCAGCGGAAACACATACTCTAGCCGCCCGATGGGTGGCTTTTTTCATGCCCAATTTAGGAGGCTATATGAGTGGAGAGTCTACCCGCGAGAATCTTGTGGGGTGGATGGCCGCCCGCAAAGGAAAGTTTAGATACGCGAATACGAAACCGGGCAAGCTCGACCCGGATAATACCGGCTATAGTGACTGTTCCGGCACCATCTATGCCGCGTATAAGGCTGTCGCTAACACGGTGATCGGCACCATGTCCTATGAGCAGGCCGCCACCGGGATAGAGGTGGCTTCCGGAACCACGACAGCGCAGTTTAAGACGGCGTTGGCGAATATGCTGCCCGGCGACGTCATCGCAATGGACCTGTCCTATAGCGCCTACACGGGCCGCGTCAACCACGTCGAAATGTACTCTGGTACCGGCTCGATGAGCTGGGGGCATGGCGGACCGGGCTACGGCCCCACCTACCATGATCTGCTCGTATCATGGCTGATCCCCTCAGCGAAAACATGGACAGTCCGCCGATTCATTCCTGTGACCAGCGGCGAAACCATCACCACCGTAACCCTAGACGACCTTGAGGAGGTCATCGATTCTATGAAAGCAACACACATTATTTTCCAGACGGGCAATGCGATTTGCATTTCCAACGTCCTGGCAGGCACCTACCGTGTCATGCCGAACACGAAAACATTCCAGAACACGGTGACCGGCCTCAAACGCGCAGGAGCGAAAGTTGTGGAATGGAAATACTTGACCCCAACAAGATCGAACAAGGTCGCCAACCCCGCCGCATTCGGCGTGAAAGTAGGCTAAGCAATGGAAAACCCAATCAGTGCTAAAGCACGCGGCGCACTCTATGTCGCCGGCATCATCATCGGTTCGCTCGCCACGGTCTTTGGGCCTCTCTCGCAGGCTATCGGCCTGTCAGATGAATGGTCGGCGGTAGTGACCTCGGTCGTGGGTGCGTTGATCCTGATAACGAACACTCTCTCCAAAGCCAACCTGACGGCAGATAGCACGGATACCACTGCAGTTTCTACGGCCACTGCCACAGCAGAGGCGGATACTGCCACACCTGAGGCTATCGACGTGACAGCCGCTCTCTCTGAGGTTGACTCGCAGATTCAGGCTGAGGAAGCGCCCGTGGGAGACGTGGACGACCCGACCGGGGCACTCACAGACAGCGAGTGACCATGGGCGGGATAGATACGGGCATTATCGTCGCGGCTATCGCGGCAGTGGGGGGAGTCGCGGTGGCCTGGATAAAATGGCGGACCGACAAGGAAGCTAACGCTATCGCGGTGCTGCGCGTCCTCGTGGAAGAGCAGGGCGACGAGCTGGAGACGCTCAGGAGCCGTGTGGACGCGCTGGAGCGTGAACGGCAGTCCGATCACGAGTATATCCAGATTTTGCGGGATCACATTTACAAGAGGCTTCCACCGCCGCCGCCCCCACATCCATAAAAACTTTCCCCGGTCGCCCTGATGGGTGGTCGGGGAGTTTTTTGTAGATAGCGTCAGCGAACAATGCTATGCTGTTGATGAGCTGCCGCCCCGCAGTGGGTGGCCCTTCATTGAGGCATGGTGAGAGACGGGCTAAACCGCCGCTATATTGTGTTGCCCTCCAGTTTTTGGAGGGCCCTTCATTGAAAATGAAAGCCCCTGGTTGTCATTAAGGCGACCAGGGGCTTTTCGCGTCACTTAGGACATTGCAAGTTTTGGGGGTGCGAATTCTCGATCCTCCCACCGCCGCCGCCCCCGCACCCGTAAGCCAAGAACAAGCCCCTCACCCTAACCGGGTGGGGGGCTTGTTTTGTTGTCTTAGTCCTCGTCGTCGCTGTCGAAGAGGATTACGTAGGATCCGGGTTCGAGGTCGGCCACTGTGTTCACGCGGTCAAGCTCCAAGCTGTGCCCGTCGCGGTGGAAGAAACTCGCCTTGAGGACTGCCGTGCCGCGGTTCGCGCTGACTTCGAGGTGCACTGGCGGCTCATCCTCAAAAGCGAAGAGCCTGTGCCCGATGTTTTCGAAAGCGGGATCCATCCATGTCACATCGGCGGGGATCCACATGGCGACGACGGTGCGTGTATCGCCGAAGCGATCCGTGATGCTCAGGGTTGCGGTTCTGGGTGTGGTGTGCGTGAAATGGGTGGCGATCTCACGGCGGCGGTCGAAAGCGGTTCTGTCAATCTCGCTCCCAACACGGTGGGGAATCAATTCTTTGCCGGATTCCCATTTGCGGAGAGTGTCAGGGCGGACGTTGAGGCGAGCGGCAAGCGCTTCACCGGTCATCCCGAGGACCTTGCGGGCATTCTTGAGCTGAGCTGGACTCATGCGGTCAGTGGTGGTGTTCATGGTGTTTTCCTTTCAAGAGTGATTCTGGTTTGGTGAGGTGGTCAGCAGAAGCTTGCTGATCCGTCGTCGCAGGAGTTGCAGAGCCAGCCGGAGATTCCGGACATGTCGCGGGCTGCGTGTGCTCCGGAGCGTCCGCATTCTTCGCAACGGTGGCTGGAGGTGCCCAACTGTCCGAGGCGTCCGGTGGCGTAACGGCGAGTGTAGGTTGGGCTGGTGTAGGTTGAGCGGGAGTGGGTTGCGGTGGCCACTGTGGCGATTGAGAGGCCGTCTGTCCCGGTCCAGATCACCTTGCCGACTGTGACGGTCTTTGTTTCGCCGGACTTCTTGGTGACTGTGACCTGTTCGCCTTCGGTCAGGTCGAATCCTTTGATTCCCCAAGACCCGTTGCGAAGCTTGATCCATGTGATCTGGGTGGTGGCTGTGGTGCTCATTGGAATCTCCATCTGATTCTGAGGTCTTTGGGGCTGTTCCCCTGACCTCTTGATGACACAATTCTAACCCACAACTTTGTGGGGTGTCAAATCTTTTGGGAAAGATCTTTAGACCAATTTCCCGCCCGCCAATCATCCACACTCCACGCGGCCTCAAACCGCGCGAGCATGGGGAGAGTTTCCACAGCGATGTGATGTTTTCGTGGGTTGAAGTGCAAGAGGAAAACCATCAATAAATATGCATCACATCACACGCGTGGATTACCGCCTGCACGGATAGCTCCGTCATACGCCACCACGCGCTCCAGCGCGTACTCCAGCCAGCGCAGGTCATTCGCTGGCGCCTCGACCGGCTCTCCAGCCACATCCACAGTCTCAGTCCCTACCAGCTCGCCATCCCGAAAAACCGGATAGAGGCCGACAACGTACGCCTCAAGCGCGCCATCCTCCGCATCGAATGAAACGCCGTAGAGATCCTTATCAGAGCACGCTGCCTCAAACGCTACCTCGCCCGCAAAATCCATCGAGTACTCACCAGCGGACAAAACCCGACACGCACCAAGGAGCTACTCAAAAGAGCCGCTTGACAACTATAGAAGCATCACACTTTCTCGCACAGTCCATAGCAGACACCGAAGGTCATATGGTGTGGGTGGTTTGTCGTGATTCTGGTAGTAGTGGCGCGAGTACGTCATTGATTGCGTTCGCCGCCACTTCTGCGTCTCCGTGGAGGTATGACCGGACGAGTTTTGTTTGTCCGACAAGCATTTCGATGATGTGGTCTGGCGTGCCGGCGTCGGCGAGCATAGAGATCATCGAATGACGTGCTTCGTGGAGTAGGTAGAATTCGCCTTCGTCTCGTTCGGGATCTGGCTTACGTTTGTAGACTCCTGCGGCTTCTTGGACTTGTTTCCATTCGGAAAGGTCTTGTTTGGGGTTACGTGGATACCCGAGGTATTTTTTCATGCCGGAGATGCGCGGAAATACCAGATTGTTCGGGTTCGCCTCTCCTTCAGGGCACTCTGTCTTCCATGTTTTGAGTTCGCTAGCGACTTGCTTGATCATTGGTAGTTCGCGTTGTCCGGATTTGGTTTTCGTTGGCACGAGATGCCAGGAGTCGACGAGGTGGATTACTTCGTCTTCGTCTTTGTGGAGGTATTCTCCGGTAGTTGGGTCTTTGGGTAGTTGCTGTACTTGGTAGGTGAGCATGATTGCGCCGTGGATTAGTTCGCTGTCGGGGACGTTGTTGTAGAAGATGATCCTGTCCCACGTGAGTCCGAGGATTTCGTTTTGGCGTGATCCGTAGAGGACTGCGAGGAAGAGTCGGATGGCGTCGGGGTACATTTCGTATGCTTTAGTGAAGACTTTCGCGACTTCGAGTTTGCTCATCGCTTTGCGTTCCGATGTTCCTCTCCCTGCCTTTTCTTGGGCGAAGATCCTCTCGGGGACTTTGTAGCCGTCGGCTACTGCTGCGCGCAGCAGCTTACTGAGCGTCCTTTGGGCGGAGTTCGCGGTCGAGAGACTTTTCCCTTCTTTTCGGACGGCGCTCGCGATTTCCCGCATATGGGCCGCTGTGAGGTCTTCAAGCGCCACAGGACCTATTTGAGGGATAATCCATTTTCTGATGTTGGCGTTGTCGCTTGCCAGGGTTTTGGGCCGTACGCGACCAATGCGGCTCGTCTGCCATATCTTGCACCACCCTGCGACCGTTTGGTTTGGTTTGACCTGTTCGGGCCGTGGTCCTTCGATGAGATATTTCTTCTTCGCCGCGAGGAATTTTTGCCACGCGGTGTCTTCATCCCTGGAAGAGGCTGTTACGACGAGGCGAGTGCCTTTGGAGTTAACTCGTCCAGTGTCGTATCGTCCAACCCAGAGTTGACGTTGCGGGTTCCATTTGAATGAGCCTTCGCCGTATCTGGTTTGGTGCGCTTTCTTTGGGCGTTTTGGTGTTGGCATTGGTCACTCCCCCAAGGTCTACACATTAGTCTACACATTGAGGCGCTATCACCACGGTATCACTACGGGCCGCGCCATGACTGTAAATGGCTTTTTACCTGCTGTTTTACGTGTCCTAGCGTACGCCAATTATTAGTGAGCGTCTGCCTCCGGAGCAGAAGGCCGCAGGTTCGAATCCTGTTCGGGGCACCAATGCGAATCTCACGCGTACATGCGAATCTCACGCGTAGCTTTTTCTAGTCGGATAGGGCATTTCCCCAAGAA